AACAAATTGAGGTCAGTAGTAGTATCTGCAACATTGCTCGAAGGGTACAAAGGGAAAATCGGTGGATTCCAAATTGGTACGCATGACAAAGACCCGTCGACTTATTGGCTGACTGGCCAGAGTCAGTTCTCTGTCGGAATGAGCAGCGGTAGTAATAATACTAATTGGTCTCGAACTGCTCTTTGGGTGAATTGGGGCGACAATTGGGGGAGCCCTGGGAATGACGCTTGGTTTGTAAGACAAGATGGTCGAATGTTTTGTTACAACCGTGCTGAATTCTGGAGCGACCCGATTATTCACGGAAATCTTCAAGTAACAGGTAATATTTACTACGTTACGAAATCAGGATTGTGGGCTTACTGGATTTCATCATCAGAGTATTCAAGAATCGAACCTTCAAATAATTATCTGTATCTCTATCGCAAAAATTCAAGTTACGACTGGATCCCAATGAATAAAGAAATCTCAGACCGTCGCTACAAGTCAAATATCGAAGATAGCCAAGTCTCAGGCCTTGATATTATCGAGCAACTCAAGACATACAGCTATCGCAAAGAATACGATGGAAGAATTGAGGACATTTCTTGCGGTATCATGGCGCAGGATGTCCAGGAGTTCGCTCCTGAAGCATTTTTTGAAAATCCCGACGGCGCATACTCTTACAACACATTTGCTCTTGTGCCTTATCTTATCAAGGCTATTCAAGAACTCAATCAGAAAATAGAAAAATTGGAGAAAACAGCATGAATGAAACAGACAAACAAATCAGCAGTCTAGCGATTAAGTCGCTTGGTGAAAAGGTCGGCAAAGAGGCTACTCAATCGGCCACACTCGAAGCGCTCTATACAGTAACTGCGATGGAGCTTGAGCAAATGAAGCAGGTCATTGAGTCGGATGAAAAACTCAAGGCAAAATTTGAGGAAGTGAAAGGAAAAATGACAAATGGCAATCAATAACTATGAGCTTGCAGGCAAACCTTATACTCGTGGTTTGGGGGATAATCTCAAGACCGTGGTTGAAATCCGTCTGTCAGATGGGACTCGTTACAGTACGAACATGCGTGAACTGGCAGGTGACCGTACAACTGAGCAAGAGGATGTCTTGATTCAAGCAGTGTTGGATATCATTAAAGCCGAGTTGGACCCAGGTTCAGCAATCGCGAAGGCACAAGCTGAGATTGAACAAGCAGTACAATCTTTGGCAAAAGCTAAGACAGACTTGACTGCGAACAAAGAGAACATCGATAGCGTATCGGCTATTACTGAGGTTCTCATTGCTCTAGCTATTGGCCAGAACGGGGGCATGCCAACGAACACATATAGTAAAGTTGCGCAGTTCATCAAGCCTCTTGTCAAGGACCGTCGCTACACGAACGGTGATATCGTATCGATGCCTTATCCTTACGATACGAATCCGAAGTGGCCAAAGGATACGGCAACAATCCTGAAATTCCAAATGCAGGAATCAGAGGGATATACTTACAAAGAGCAACCTCTTGCTGATATGCTCCAAAAAGGCATTTTGACAATTGTCATGCCACGGATTGATTAAGGGGGATTTTATGTCATGGTCTGAAATAATTGAGAAAATGATACATGCCATCACTCAACTTGCTCCCACAATCGGAGTTGTCGCTACTGGTTGGTTCGGTATGCGAGCCAGTAAAGCAGGTCATCTCAACCAAGAACAATTCAAGGAGCTGAAAGGCGAATTGAACACTATCCATGATATTGGCGAGGAGAACAAGCAAAATATAGCCGAGATAAACAACAAGCTAGCAGTACATGATGAAGCGCATCTAGCTACTATGTATCTACGGCTTGAGCGTGATATTACAGTCGCTCTCAAGCGTGGATATACAAGTGTTCACGAGTCGGACATTATCCACAAAATGCACTCGAGCTATAAGAAACTTGGTGGAAATGGGCGTATCGATGCCCTATTTAACAAATACTTAAATTTAGAAATTGCGGAGGAAAACACAAATGCAACAGATTACTGAAATTATCACCAACGGAGCTATCAGCATCCTTGTAATTTTGGCTGGAATCGCAGTCAAATCGATTAAGGATTTCCTCATTAAAAAAGGTGGAGAAAAGACTATTAAGATTGTTGAAATCCTTGCTAAAAATGCGGTCAATGCAGTGGAGCAGGTCGCTTCTGAAACTGGATATAAAGGCGAAGAGAAGCTCGAACAAGCACGAACTAAAATCCGTGCTGAGCTTGCCAAATATAACATCAGCATGACTGACAAAGACCTTGATACATTTGTCGAGTCAGCGGTCAAGCAAATGAATGATGCATGGAAAGGAAAATAAACAAGTGAAAAAAAACGACTTATTCATCGACGTATCTAGCCACAATGGATACGATATTACAGGTATTTTGGCTGATATGGGCACACAAAATACCATCATAAAGGTTTCAGAGAGTACAAACTACCTAAACCCTTGCCTGTCTGCTCAACTTGAGCAATCCAATCCTATTGGATTTTATCATTTCGCATGGTTTGGCGGTGACATCGAAGAAGCTGAGCGAGAGGCACGCTACTTCCTTGACAATGTGCCTCAAAAAGTAAAATACTTGTGTCTTGACTACGAAGATCACGCTAGTGGAGATAAACAGGCAAACACAGATGCTTGTATTCGCTTTATGGAAATTCTCAAAGAAAATGGCTATGAGCCAATCTATTACAGCTACAAGCCATTCACGCTCAATAATATCTATTATGAGCAGATTCTTGCGAAATTCCCAAACAGCCTTTGGATCGCTGGCTATGGGTTAAATGATGGAAATGCTGATTTTGAATATTTTCCATCCATGGACGGGATTAGATGGTGGCAATACTCTTCAAATCCGTACGACAAGAATATTGTTTTATTAGATGATGAAGAAGCTAAGCCCAAATGGAAAAGAAATGATACTGGATGGTGGTATGAATACCCCGATGGATCTTATCCAAAAGAAGAGTGGAAAAAGATTGATGGTATCTGGTATTACTTCAACGAGAGAGGTTATTCAATAGCTTCTCGCTGGTTGAAGGATGATGGCAAATGGTACTACCTCAAAGAAAACGGCGCAATGGCCGTTGGTTGGGTGCTTGTGAATGGTAAATGGTACTATCTTGATGCTTCAGGAGCAATGGTCACTGGCTGGGTTCAATACAAGGACAAACTATACCATCTCAAAGAAGAGAACGGCGAAATGTCTTCAAAAGAACTTGTCAAAGTCGAAGGAGGCTGGTACTACGTCAACGAAGATGGCAGCCGTTCAGACAAACCAGCATTTAATGTATTACCTGATGGACTAATTGTTACTACAAAATAAAAACAGAAAGGACTTTCAAATTAGATTACACTAGACCGCAGGCTAAGGCTTGCGGTTTTTTTGTTTGTAAAAGGGGCAAAAAAGGGGCAAAAATGTCGTAAACCTCTGTAAAACGATGTAAAAAATCAACTTTACCCTCGTTTTAACGCTCTAAATTTCAACGTATTGTGAAATAGTGTAAATTATAGTATCGCCTATAACTGTTGTGTGCTCTTTTTTCGTGCTTTTTTCGAATAAATAAGATAAAATAGCCTAGAATGAATGATAATAGAAAAGAGAAAAATATGAAAATTCGTGGTTTTGAATTGGTTTCGAGTTTTACAGATGAAAATTTGTTACCTAAGCGAGAGACAGCTCATGCGGCTGGCTATGACTTAAAGGTTGCTGTGCGTACGGTTATTGCGCCAGGAGAGATTGTTTTGGTTCCGACAGGGGTTAAGGCCTATATGCAGCCGACAGAAGTGCTCTATCTCTATGACCGTTCATCAAACCCTCGTAAGAAAGGCTTGGTGTTAATTAACTCAGTTGGGGTTATTGATGGGGATTATTATGGCAATCCCGGGAATGAGGGACATATCTATGCTCAGATGAAAAATATTACTGACCAGGAAGTGGTTCTCGAAGTTGGGGAACGTGTGGTTCAGGCTGTCTTTGCGCCTTTCTTAATTGCAGACGGAGACGAGGCAGACGGTGTTCGGACAGGTGGATTTGGATCAACTGGGTACTAA